CAAGTTAATATTGACGATGTACTAAATACCGATATTGGACAGCCAATTCGTATGCGTGCGCCTGGTATGGTGCAACCTTTCTCAGTACCTTTTGTCGGTAAAGAAGCCTTTCCAGTTCTAGGATATTTAGACGAAGCGAAAGAAAATCGTACTGGAGTTTCTAAAGCAAGTGCTGGACTCAATGCCGAAGCACTACAAAGCACCACCAAAGCTGCAGTATCGGCTACTATGTCTGGAGCGCAAGGCAGAGTTGAATTGATTTGTCGTCATTTTGCTGAAGGTGGTATGAAAGAACTCTTTAGCCTAGTCAATAACTTGGTTATCAAACACCAAGAAGGACAAGATATGTTTAGACTGAATAACGAATTCGTACCTGTTGATCCTCGTTACTGGGATTCCGATAAAGATGTTAGTGTCAATGTCGCAATCTCGAAAAACAGCGATGATGAACGTATGGCAGTTTTAAATAACTTAGCAGGCAAGCAAGAACAAATCTTACAACAGCTAGGCCCAAACAATCCTTTGGTTAATTTACAACAATACTCAAACACTCTTACCAAGATGATTGAAATGGCTGGTTTTAAAGATGCCCAAAGTTTTATCAATACGCAAGTGCCACCAATGCCACCGCAACCACAAGAAGATAAACCTGATCCAGCTACTTTATTAGCACAAGCGGAAATCCAAAAAGCACAAGTGCAAGCACAAAAAGCTGTCATTGATGCCGAAACAGATCGTATGAAAATCATTATGGATGATGATAGACAGCGTGATGAAGCCGAAGCTGATATAAGATTGAAAGCTGCGGAACTAGCTGGTAAATATGGCACACAGATTGATATTGCAGAAATCAATGCGTTAATGGAACGTGACCGAGAAACTATCCGACAGATAGCAAAAACTCAATCACAGGGGTTGTTTAAGGATGACTTCAACTTCTCCAATTAAGTTATACCATTTGGAATGTGTGGTTGGAGAACACGTTTATATCGGCACAGACATCAAAGCTCGTAGTTTTGAACAAGCAAAATCATTTATGCAATTTTTATTTAAGGATAAAATAAGCGAAGATACAGAAATATTTTTAATTAAAGAAACGACTTTACATTAATGAAAGATTCAAGATTAAAACGAGCTGGTGTAGCTGGTTACAACAAACCGAAAAGAACGCCAGGACACAAAACCAAATCACATATTGTGGTTGCCAAACAAGGCGACAAAGTTAAAACCATTCGTTTTGGACAACAAGGCGTAAAAACCGCAGGCAAACCGAAAGCTGGTGAGTCGGCAAAACAGAAAGCTCGTAGAAAATCTTTCAAAGCCAGACACGCAAAAAATATTGCTAAAGGCAAAATGTCCGCAGCGTATTGGGCAGATAAGGTGAAGTGGTGAGAAAGTTTAAGAAAGTACCAAAGACTAAAGGTGGCGTACCTAAGAAGTATGTTGCTGGTGCAAAGAACCCAAAGGCAAGGGAGAAAGAAATAAAAAGAACTGCTAAACTATACAAACAAGGTAAATTAACCCCAGCTATGATGAACAGAATATCTAAACAGAGAAGTAAAAGTGGCAGGAAGTAAGCAAGCGACTATAGATAAATATGCTAAGTCTAGTGGTATTTCCAAAGGCACTTTAGCAAAAGTTTATAAACGAGGTCTTGGAGCTTATTATTCTTCAGGATCTCGACCAGGTGTATCTGCACATCAATGGGCAGCAGGCAGAGTACGATCTTTTGCTACAGGCAAAGGTGGTGCGAGAAAAGCCGATGCAGATTTACTCAGACCAAAACGCAAAAAGAAATAACTATGTATCATTCAAAAAAGAAAAAAACTAAAAAATCAAAACTAAACCTAAAACTAAAAATAGGTATTAATCATGCCCTACAGCAAATATTCTCCAAAACAAAAGAAGTTAGCTAGAGTAGCTAAACCTCGTAATAAAATTACTGGTGCTGATTTTAAAAAGTTAAAAGCTAAAAAGAAAAAGAAATGAAGAAAAAACTAAAAGCACCTAAAGGCTATCACTTTATGAAGTCTGGCAAGACTTATAAATTGATGAAGCATGAGGGCAAATTCAAACCACATAAAGGAGCTAGTCTAACTGCTGAGTTTGAGGTGCAAAAAACTCATGGTTAAGACAAGTGGACTTTGAGCAATATTATGTTGAAGCATCTCTATTATTAGCAAGTGTCTTAGGTGGACTTGCTCTCAAAGACTATTCTGTTTCTTTTATCAAAGGTCTTAAATTCAAACTAAACTCACAATTCAACGAAGGCGATAAAGTCTTACTCGATGGCGAACAAGCCATGATAATTAAAATAGGCATGGGTACTACTGTTTTTGGTGTATATTCAAAAGATGGTTATACTTGGCGTTACATTAGCAATACCAAGATAGAGAGTTTAAAATTGGAGAAGATAGTTGATAAAGATTTACACGCTGACTCAGCACATGAGAAAGCTATGAAACTTAAAAATATATTAGAGGGCAAAGAAGATGATTGATAAATTTTTTAAACCCATTAGTGATCTGATTGGTAAAGCCATACCTGATAAAAACAAACGTATGGAACTAGAAGCCAGTATCAAATCGCAAATGATTGATTTGCAAAAAGCACAAGCAGACATAAATTTAGAACAAGCAAAACACCCTAGTATTTTTGTTTCAGGAAGCAGACCTGCAATCCTTTGGATTTGTGCATTAGGTCTAGCTTGGCAATTCTTTTTAGCACCTTTACTGAATTGGATAGTAGTTGTTACAGGCTCATCAATTCAACCCCCAATAATTAATACCGAAGGACTAATGACTTTGACTTTATCTTTACTTGGTCTTGGTGGTTTAAGAACTGCTGAAAAATGGAAAGGTGTTGCTCGTAACAATATGCGAGAAGAAAATGTTAAAGACGTACTAAAACCTTGATATGGTTTTTATGACAGAAATACCAGCAGTCTTATCCGATAAGAGCGTTAGGATATTTGAAGGCCCATTGGTTTATGCCAATGACTTTGCCGAAGCCGAACGTAAAGCAAAACAAATGAACAAAGATTTAATAGTCGTAGGTGAATACTACATGGCTGAAAAAGTATTATTTGAAGATGAACTGGGAATTATATAAAAACTTTAAGCCAGAAGAATTTGCTTGTCAGCATTGTGGCAAGGAAGGTATTAAAGAAGAATTACTCAATAGACTGCAAGCTCTTAGAACTTTTTTAAATTTTTCTTTTGTAGTCAGTTCTGGCTATCGTTGTCCAGAGCATCCAATCGAAGCAAAAAAATCTAAGCCTGGCACACATACTACAGGTCTTGCAGTCGATATATTGTGTCGTGGTACAGAAGCATATAAAATTATCAATCATGCACAAGAATATGGTTTTACAGGTATTGGTGTTAATCAAAAAGGCAATAGTAGGTTTATTCACCTGGATATTGCAGATCATTCAGAAGAAAGACCAAGACCGACTGTTTGGAGTTATTAATGGGAAAAGCAACAGTAGCAGAAGTAGATAAGCGTTTAAGCTCGCACGAAGCTGCTTGTGAACAACGCTGGAAAGAAAACTATAGACGTTTGGATGCTATTGAAAACGCCATTACCTCAGTTGATAAAACTCTTAACAAAACACTTAGAAACACCCTGATATTTGTGCTTACTGTATTTGTAGGTGTTACAGGATTTCTACTCCAAGAAATTATTTATCAAGCCATCTCATAAATTATGCCCTCACAAAAAGAAGTATTAGAAGCCAACGAAGCAGAAGTTATTTTAAATAGCGATGTATTTAAAAAAGCTGTTGCTAACCTCAAAGAAGAATATATGCAAAAGTGGGAAAACTCCTCTGAAGCTGATAGCAGTTTTAGAGAAGATTTACACAAAGCAATCAGAATTTTGCCTGAAGTAGAAAAACATCTTAGGATTATTATTGAAAAAGGCAGAATAACTAAGACTCAATTAGACAAGATAAGAAGCATAACAAGATAATAATTGTTGAGCTTTCCTGGTCTTTTAGAGTAAAATTCAAACATTATTTACACAAAGAGGTAAAAACATGGCAATAACGGAAAAACCGACTGCATTACAAAATAATTTAGAACAGGCAGAAAAAGCATTTTCTAACTTACTGACTCCTGAAGAAGAAGCACCAGTAGAAGAAGTTGTTGAAGCTGTCGAAGAATCTGTAGAAGATATTGAGGAAGTTATTGAAGAACCAGAAATGGAACTCGAAGCTGCCGAAGAAGTTGAAGAAACAGAAGAAGAATATCTTGAAGAAGATCAAGATGAGTCACAAGAAGATCAAGTAGAGCTTTTGGATGACGAGCAACCTCAACTTTATACCATTAAACAAAATGGCGTTGAAGTAGAGGTCACACTCGAAGAACTCCAAAACGGCTACAGTCGTCAGCAAGACTATACGCGCAAGACTCAAGAATTGGCTAATCAACGTAAAGAGATTGAAAGCCAACAAGCAGAGTTAAGGCAAAAGGATGACATTTATAAGGATTTGTTACCGAAACTTGAAGCTAATTTAAAAGCTGAGTTAGGTGAAGAACCAGATTGGAAAGCTATATATGACGAAGATCCTATTGCTTATGTTCGTGAAAAAGACGTTTGGAACGAAAAACAAAAACGTCTGGAAGCAGCTCAAGCTGAACAGCAAAGAATCAAAGATGAGGAACTTGCTGAACAGCAGAAACAAGTTAAAGAATTTGTTGAGTTTGGCAACCAGCAGTTATTGGAAAAAGTTCCTGAGTGGAAAGATGCCGAAAAAGCTAATTCTGAAAAGATAGCGATTAGGGATTACGCCATAAATGTTTTAGGATTCACGCCACAAGAAATGGATCAAGTTTATGACTATCGCATTTTGTTAGGTTTAAGAAATTCTTGGTTGCATGATAAAACTATCAAAGCAACAAAGAAGAAACCAACACAGAAAGCACCAGCCAGAGTAGCTAGACCTGGTACTGCCAATCAAGTTAGAAAAACAACTCCTTTGAAAAAGTCAAAACAGAAATTAGCTAAATCTGGAAAAGTCCAAGATGCAGCTAAAGTATTTGAACAATTAATTTAATTTCTAGCGAAAGCTAGAGGAGTATATAAACATGGCTAAAGTCACAAATGCCTTTGATACTTATACTGCGACTGCTGACAGAGAACAATTAAGTGATGTTATTTATAACATCTCTCCTACAGCAACTCCTGTAATGAGTGCCATTGGAAAAAACAATGTAAAAAACGTGCAATTCGATTGGCAAACTGAATCTTTGCCTGCTGCAAGTGCAACTGGGAAACTTGAAGGTTTTGAACTTTCAAGAGCAGCTTCGACTGCTACAACTAGAGTAAGTAACGTCTGTCAAATCTCAAGCAGAGATGCGACTGTTACTGGTTCACAAAACGCTTCTGATGCTGCTGGTAAAAGAAGTGAAATGGCGCACCAATTAGCTCTTATGGCTAAAGCGTTGAAAAGAGATATGGAAGAAGCCTTAACTCAAAACAATGCTAAAAATACTGGTAACGCTACTACTGCTAGACAAACAGGTGGTTTAGAAACTTGGATCACTACTAACAAGTCTATTGGTACTAATGGTGTTTATGGTGGAAGTGGTGCTGCTACTACTAATGGAACGCAAAGAGCTATTACTGAAGCTCTTGTTAAGACTGTGCAACAGTCTTGTTTCACTAATGGTGGTGAGCCTTCATTATTAGTTGTTGGCCCTCATGTGAAATCAGTTGTATCTGGTTTTACTGGTAGAAGTTCAGCTAGACAGTTTGTAGATGCAAACACTATTGAAGCGTCTGTATCTATCTACTCTGGTGATTTTGGAGAACTACAAGTAGTTCCTTCAAACAGAAGTAGAGCTAGAACTGCCTTACTATTAGATCCTGAGTACGCAAAAGTTTCTTATCTTAGAGATTTTGAAACTATTGACATCTCAACTATTGGTGATGCTGAAACTAAAATGCTAGTAGTTGAATTCGGCCTTGAAGTGAGCAACGAAGCTGCTCATGGAGCTGTTTACGACTTATCTACATCATAAGTTTAATTAAGGGGGGTGAGTAATCACCCCTCTTTTTTAAGATGGCAAGAAGAACAGTAATAGACACTAGAACAAACTTTGTTAGCGAGTTCGCTACAGAAGATGATAAGTTTGTTTATCACACTCAACAAAACGTAGCTCCAATTTTGAAGCACGTTAAAGACTTACAAGAATTAAAACCAGGTAAAGAATTACGTCATGTTGCGGAAGTACCTATGGTAATATATCAAAAAGCTATACGAGAAGGTTGGGCAAACGATAAAGCCAAATGGAAAAAATGGTTGAATGATCCCAACAATAAACTTTTCAGAACTTGGCAAGGTAAAGTATGACTTACGATGATTTAAAAACACAGATAGCAGATTTTTTAAATAGAAGTGATTTGACTTCTAAATTGGATTTTTTTATTGATGCTACCGAAGGTGAACTTAACAGAAGATTAAGAACCAAAGATATGGTAGTTAGAGCAACTGCTACTGCCGATGGTCAATATTTATCTTTACCAACTGACTGGTTAGAAGCTATAAACGTAGAAATTACCTCTGGTGATTTCACACCTTTATTACAACAATCCATAGAATCTTTAGATGTTTATAGAAAAGCTAACGACAATACTTCTGGACAACCAGTTTTTTTCTCTATTGTTGATAAAACTTTAGAGTTAGCACCTACACCTGACACAAGTTATACATTACAATTAACTTATTATGCTTCGATAGCAGCGTTGAGTAGCACAAACACTACCAACTTTGTATCGACTGGACACCCAGATGTTTATTTATATGGTTGTCTAAAACACGCTTCGATCTACTTAATGGAAGATGAACGTGTAAATATGTTTTCTCAGTTGTTTGAAAAAGCACTAGAGGAAATGAGAATGGAACAAGAACGTGCTGAATTTGGCAAAGGCTCTTTAATACCAAGAAGAAGAACTTATGGCAAAGCACACAAAACAACTTATCATTTTAAGAGTTGAGGTAAGATATGTCAGGATTTAGTGATTATTTAGAAGATAAAGTTTTAGACCATGTATTTGGTGGTAATGCTTACACAGCACCAACTACTTTATATGCAGCTTTATATACAGTAGCACCATCTGATACTGGTGGTGGTACAGAAGTTTCTGGCGGAGCTTACGCTAGACAAACAGCAGCTTTTACTGTTTCTGGTACAAACCCTACAACTGCAACAAATTCAGCAGCTATTGAATATCCTACAGCTACAGCCAACTATGGAACTGTGGTTGCTGTTGGTATTTTAGATGCTTCTTCAGGCGGTAATTTATTAGCTTACTCTACTTTAGATTCCTCAAAGGTCGTAAGTAGTGGCGATGTTTTTAGATTCAATGCTGGAGATCTTGATATAACGCTGGCGTAACATCATGGCCAGTATCGGCTATAATCAGGGTTACTACAGTAGATCCAAATATAACGACTTAGCACATCAAGCTGAAGCCACAATAGCTGGCGTTAGCGGTGTTAGTGCGTCTGGCGTTATCATCAAACTTGGTGCAGGTACTATTGCAGGTACAAGTGGTTTTAGTTCAGTAGGTACACAGATAGATTTAGGTACAGCAACGATTCAAGCTGTATCTGGTTTTAGTTCTGTAGGTACACAAATTGACGCTGGTAAAGTAACTATGGCTGGCGTTTCTGCCTTCAGTTCTGCTGGTCGTTTAGTTATTGCTGCTTCACAAACTATCGCAGCAACTTCTGGCTTTACTTCAGTCGGTACACAAATAGATCATGGTACTGCTACGCTTGCAGCAATCTCTAGTTTTAGTTCTATTGGTGGGTTAAAATGGACAGACCAAATAGTTGCAGCAGATACTTGGACAGAACAAACTGTAGCAAGTGATACTTGGACAAACCAAACAAATCCGACAACTACCTGGACAGATTTAGACGAACAAGAAGTAGCGTAATATGGCAGACACAACAACAACAAACTTATCACTTATAAAACCAGAGCCAGGCGCAGCCGAAGATACTTGGGGTATTTCTTTAAATACTGATTTAGATACGATTGATGCAATATTTAGCGCAACAGGAACGCCAGTTTCATTAAATATTGATGGTGGAGATATAGCATCTGCTGTTGTAATTAACAAATCGCCAGTCATAACATTAGGTGGCGATCTTTCTGGAAATGCTACTTTAACCAATTTGGCTAGTGCTACTTTAACTGCAACTGTTGGTACTTTAAATCAAAGCACTACAGGCAACGCAGCTACCGCTACAGCTTTACAAACTGCCAGAACGATTGGTGGGGTATCTTTTGATGGTACAGCAAATATAGATCTTCCTGGAGTAAATAGTGCAGGTAATCAAAATACATCAGGCAATGCTGCAACAGCAACTGCTTTAGCTACAGGCAGAAACTTTTCTTTGACTGGTAATGTTACTGCTAATGCAGTTTCTTTTGATGGCACAGGTAATGTTGCTTTAGCAACTACCCTTGCTGATAACACAGTAACTTCTGCTAAGTTAAGTGGTGCATTAACTACACCTTCTGATCTAACTGTAGGCGGTGCTTTTACTTCTCAAGGTATAGACGATAATGCTGATGCTACTGCTATTACTATTGACAGTTCAGAACGAGTTGGTATTGGCACTACAAGTCCTAATGAGAAATTAGAACTTGCAGGTAATCTTACACTTACACCAACTACAAAAAATAACTCCCCTTCGGCAAGTGCGACAATATCTGATATTAATTTTGTTGGAAGAACAGACAATACTGTTGTAGCAAAGATACAAGCAATACACAATGATAACGCAAATGGAACTGATGGTCAGATTCTTTTCTTTACTGCGGATAATACAGCAAGTGCTGCTGCAGCAGAAAGAATGAGAATTGATTCTGCTGGTGGCGTTTTAATAGGAAAAACAGCTGATAATCAAGCATCTACTGGATTCCAAATAACAGGTAGTAATTTACATAACGTCACAAGCACAAATTCAGGCACAGGTTCTTCTACCTATATGGTGCATGATGGTAGTGGTCTAAATTTTTATGTAAATTTTACAGGTCAAGTATTTTATAGAGTTGGTTTAACTAATTTATCTGATCAAAGATTAAAAGAAAATATTGTTAATTTAGATAAAGGTTTAGATGACATATTAAAAATCAAACCAAGAAGATTTGATTGGATAGAAGGAGAAGGCGAAAAAAATCAAACAGGTTTTATTGCTCAAGAAATAGAAGAAGCTGGTTTAGAGGAATTGGTTAGTCATTATAAAGGTGCTTCACTAGATGATGCTAAAGGAGTAAACCAAGTTGGTTTAATTCCAATTTTGGTTAAAGCTATTCAAGAACAACAAACTATGATAGAAGATTTACAAACACAAATTAACAAGGTAAAAAATGGCAATTAATTACACATGGGATTGCAAAACTGTAGATACCAAAACTATAGATAGTAATACTGATACTGTCTTTAATGTACATTGGCGATTAACTGCAACTGACGATGTTAATACTGTGCAAGACATTGATGGTAGTAACATACCTGCTACTGCTACAGCATACGGCACACAGTCTTTAGACACTTCAGACTTATCAGACTTTACAGCTTTTGCAGATTTATCTGCAAGTGACGTACAAGGTTGGGTTGAAACAGCTATGGGTGCAACTGAAGTCCAAGCTAAAAAAGATGGTCTAGATGCTCAGATTAATGAATTAGTAAATCCTGTAGTACAAACAAAAACAATCGGTGGCTAAAATAATATATAATTTCTAATTATGGCAGATACAAATACGACCAATTTATCATTAGTAAAACCAGAAGTAGGCGCAAGCACGAATACTTGGGGTGGTAAGATCAATACAAATCTTGATACTGTCGATGGTATTTTCAATGGTGCTGGTAATGGTACGTCAGTAGGTCTTAACGTAGGCTCTGGCAAAACTTTAAAAGTAGCTGGTACATTAGACATAGATGGCACGATTGATTGCGAAGGTGGAGCGATTGACAACACCACGATTGGTGGGAGTACAGCAGCGCCAGGAAGTTTTACTACATTAAACAGTTCTGGTTTAGCAACATTAAACAGCATTACTTGTGCTGGCACTTCTACTTTAACTACTGTAGATATTAATGGTGGTGCAATAGACGGCACAGCGATTGGCGCAAATTCTGCTAGTACAGTTGCAGCAACTACTGTAACTGCTTCATCACATATCAATACTACAGGCGGACAATTTCAGCTTAATGGCACAAATATTTTTGAAAAAATATATCCAGTAGGATCAATTTATATAAATGCTGCGGTAAGTACCAATCCTGGAACTTTATTGGGTTTTGGTACATGGGTAGCTTTTGGTGCTGGTAAAGTACCTGTAGGTATAGATTCTTCTGATACAGATTTTGATACTGCTGAAGAAACAGGCGGTGGCAAAACTGCTTCAACAACTTTACCTAATCATGTGCATCAATGGTACGATGGAACTAGATCTGGTGCTAGTTCTGGTATAGATTTTTCTTCAAGTTTTACAAGCGGTAGTTTTAATTCTTCTGGAGCAGCGAGTGATTTCTCTGGCGATCCAGATACAAGTGATTTCTACACCGCAAATCCAACTACAAACCCAAGTATTACAGTAAGTACAATTCAACCTTACATAGTCGTTTATATGTGGAAAAGAGCGGCTTAACTTTAGGATAAGTCATGGCGTTAGTACAAATAACACCCCCAGCAGGAATAATAAAAAATGGCACAGACTATGCTAATAAAGGTCGTTTTGTCGATGGCGATTTAGTTCGTTTTGAAAATGGTTATCTAAAACCTTTAGGCGGTTGGACATACTTTAGACAAAATCCAGTTGGTACTTTTCTAAGTGGTACAGTTACAACTGCTTCATCAAGTGCAAACATAACTGTAACTACAACTGCTGTGCATAATTTAGTTGTTGGCAATACAGTTGTCTTAGAAGATTTTGCAGCTACAGGTGGTATTACTGCTAATCAAATCAATACAACTTTTACAGTAGCATCTGTGCCTTCTACCACGACATTTACTGTCGCTACATCTGGTACTGGTACATCTGCTGCAACTTCATCTGCTTCAAGAGTTATTCAACCAGCAGTTCCAATAGGTATGTATTCTTATAAAACCAATGATGGTGAAGAAGTCTTAGCTATTGGCACTAGAGCTGGCGTAAATGTTTTTTATAATGACACTTGGTATGACATTACACCTTCTGGTTTTGTTGGTGACGATGTTATTACTTCAACTGGTTATGGTGCATATCACTATGGTGTAGAAGATTGGGGAGATGCGAGAAGTCAATCAGGCATACAATTTGATACCAAAAGTTTTTCTTTTGATAACTGGGGAGAACATTTAATTTTTTGTTTTGCAGGCGATGGCAAGATATATCAATGGCGACCTGATGCTGGTGGCGGTAGTCCAGATACTATAGCTACGGCAGTAACCAATGCACCGACTGGCTGTCAAGCAGTTATTGTTACTAATGAAAGACATTTAGTAGCAATCGGTTCTGGCGGTGATCCTCGTAAGATAGCCTGGTCTGATAGAGAAGATAATACTACTTGGACATCAACAGCTAGAAATACAGCAGGCGATTTACAAATACCTACTGGTGGTCAAGCTAATTACGCAGTTAAGTATGGTAACGATATTATTATTTTTACCGATGTTGGTATAAACAAGATGTACTACGCTGGTAGTCCTTTTGTTTATGGCATACAAGATGCTGGGGTAAATTGTAAGGCAATCAGTCCAAGATCAATCATATCGTCTGGTAGCTTTTTATCGTGGATAAGTGAAAACTCTTTCTTTACCTACGATGGCAGAGTTAGAGAACTTAAATCAGATGTGCATGATTTTATCTTTGACAACTTACAACAAAGAACAAAACAAGCTACCTTTGGCGCACATAACATTGATTACAATGAGATTTGGTGGTTTTTTCCTGTGGGTGGTACAGACCAACTATCGCCAAACAAATATATTATTTGGAACTATTTAGATAATGTCTGGTCTATTGGCGAACTCGATAGAGGTGCTTGGATAGATCAAGGTGTCTTTGATAATCCAATCGCTTGCGATTCTGGTGGTTTTGTTTATGAACACGATAAAAGAGCTTTATTTAATTCACCAGGATTGGGAACAAGAAAACCTTTTTGTCAAACAGGCCCGTTGGAAATAGGTAATGGCGACAAAGTAGCACAAGTAAATCAAATCTTGCCTGATGAAGAAACTACAAGTTTGCCAGCAATAACTTTAAGTTTTACTGGTCGTTTTACACCATTAGGTGCAGAAACAGACTTTGGTAGTTTTTCTTTCAACGCTGATGGTTATACCGATGCTAGATTTTCTGCTAGACAAGTTCAGATGAAAATAGAAGGCGATGTTACCCAAGACTTCCAAGTTGGCAAGATTAGATTGGATGTACAATCCAGAGGTCGTAGATAATGGATTTTGAATCTAAGGCACAATATATCCAAAGAGCAGTAAGCGCAAAACATGCTTTTTCAGCAACTACTCAGCAAACTATTTATACTGCACCAAGCGGTGATGATTTTGATTTTGCTGTAATAGAAAGCATATTTGCTTGCGATCATGGCAACCAACAAACCAATTTAGACATATCAATAACTGATACCAGCTCTAACGAGTTTTTTATATTTAAACAACATAATATATCTGCACATGCTACAGAAGAATTAATAACTAATGCAGGTCTTATTTTAACGCAAGGTGAAATTGTCAAAGCACAAGTTAATCATGCAAATATACATTTGGTTATTAGTATTATTGAATATGCAAAGGGTGATTAAAAAAGAAGATTGGGAACTACAATGGGATTATTGCAAGCAATTTATTGAGCCTGCTTTAAAACATCAAGATTCCTATACAATAGACGACATAGAAGATAAAATAAGACATGGATTTTTCCATCTGTGGCCAGGTAAGGAATCAGCCTTTATAACTGAGATTGTTACTTATCCACAGCACAAAGTAATGAATTTATTATTTTGTGGTGGCAAATACGAAGAACTAGAAGCAATCTTAGCTTCTATTGAAACTTTTGCTAAAGCCATTGGTATAAAAAGATTATATGGTGGTGGTCGTAAAGGTTGGCTTCGTAAGATTGAACATCTCGGTTTTGAACGAGAGTATATGATTAGAAAAGAATTATGAGTAAAGGCGCAACAACACAAACAGCAGAAGTACCTGAGTATTTACAAGATCTTTATACAGAAGCATCTAGGCGAGGATTAGAAGCTGCTGATATACCTTTTCAGCCATACACAGGTGAAATGGTTGCTGGTTTAACACCAGACCAAGCACAAGCTATGCAAGCAACTAGAGGATTATTCGGTCAAGCTATGGCTCTTGATCCTAGAAGTGCTTTAGCTGGTTTAGCAAGACAAGGCGCACCTACTGTGCAAGCTGCATCTTTAATAGATACCGACATAGCTCGCTATCAAGATCCTTACACAGAACAAGTTTTAGAGCCTGCATTAGCAGATATTCAAAGACGACAAGACATAGAACAACAAAGAGCGCAATCCAGAGCAATAAGAGCTGGTGCGTTTGGTGGCAGTCGTTCTGCTATTTTAGAAGCAGAAGCGACTAGACCATTTGCTGAAGAAGCAGCACAAACAATCGCTGGCTTACGTTCAGCAGGGTTTGGTCAAGCGTTAGGCATGGCTGAAGCTGATGCAGCTCGTAGGCAACAAGCAGCGCTTGGTCAGGCAGAATTAGAATTAAGAGCCAGGCAACAACAAGCTGGTTTATTAGGCGGTGAGTTAGGCGAACAATATCGTACGCTTGGTTTATTATCTGGTATCGGTGGACAACAACAAGCATTAGAACAAGCTAGATTACAAGCACAACGAGCTGAGTTTGAAAGAGAACTTGGATTCCCTGCTTATCAATTAGGTTTATTAAGCACCGCAGCAGGTGGTATATCTCCTGCGGTCATCGGACAAAGAGATCAGAAAGAAACTGGCTTGGGTGATATTTTAGCTACTGGTGCAGCCATGTTTGGAGCTGCTGCTGGTGGGGGAGCTTTTAAATAGAATTAATTATGGCTGTAGGTAAAAACAATAGTGGAAATATAGTTGCTGATGAATCTTTATCTGGCTTATTAGAATCTACTAGAAAACCTAGAGCTTTTAACAGCATGGCTAGATTAGGCGGTTTTGACACAAAAAGCGAAGAAGAATTAAAACTTTTAACAGCGCCAGAATTAACTCAATATAATAAAGACAGAGCAGATGCTCGTAGCAAAGGCATAGCTGAAATGTTATTTATATTAAGTGATGCTTTTGGTGGCAGAGATATTCTTGGTCGATCTATTGGAAGAAGGCAAATTGCACAACAAGAAGCAGAAGCAGAAAGACAAAGACAACAACAAATTCAAACACAAGAAACTTTAAAACAATATCTGAATCCTCAAGAATATGCTTTGTATCTTGCTGGCGCTTCTTTGGGAGATATTGCAAAATTTACTACGAAAGATTTATCAGGACAACAAATCATTGAAAAAACAGATGAGTCTGTTGAGTCTTTTACAAAAGATACTAATTTTCAAGATGATTATGCAAATTTAGATCAAGCGTTTTCGCCTGCTGATGCTTTCCAAGAAACATTTTTAAATGTGCCTTCAAGATTTTTGCTTGGAACAGATTTAGCTCCAGAAACAGCAGCAGCAATTAGAGATAGAGATAATTTAAATTTAGAAATTTTGGCAACTTTAGCTAATGATTATACTGGCAGACCAAGTAATTTGCTTTTAACAGAAATTAAAAAAAATATTCCAGAAAGTTCAGCAACTTCTGAAGCTGATGCTTTTCAAAAATATTCTAATTTTAAAATTCAAACAGAATCAAGAATTAAAAATTTAGAAGATGGAATTAAAAGTCCTAATCTTAGCGATTCAGATAAAGAAAAATATAGAGAAGAATCATTCAAATCAAAAGTTTTGCTTAAAAAATTACAAGCAGCAACATTAGGTTTAAAAGGCAAATCAAAAAACATTTTAGAGCCAGACTCTAATCCAAGTTCAGTTGATTTTAGCAATCTTTATTTAGAGTAATGGCAACAACTTACAAAGATTTAAAAAATATAGAAAACAAACAACAGGTTTTTAACAAAATTAAATCTGATGGATATAAGTTATTGCAAGAAGGCAAAATTGACTCAAAACAATATTATTCTAAAACAAGAAATATAGGAATTGAGTTAGGGTTAATAGATGCAAAAGACTATCCTGGAAGATTACCAAAAATAGCTGAAGTAGCTTTAGAAGTTATTGGTGGTACTGCTGGTGCAATAGGTGGTGGTTTCTTAGGAATTCCCGGTGGGCCACCAGGTGTTATTGCAGGTGCAGGTGCAGGAGCGTTTGCAGGATCAAGTGCAGCATCATTTGGTGCTGATTTTCTTGGTGATTTATTAGCTCCAGACATGCCAAAACCTTCTTTGCAAGAAAGAACCCAAGATGCTTTAACAACTGGTGCAATAGATGCAGTTTTAACAACAACAATTCCTGTAGCTGGTAAAGCGCTAGCTCCAGCAATAAAAAAAGCATTTAAAGGTGGTAAAGAAGCTATTGAAGAAGTTGCAAAAAAAGTACCAGATTCACAGACACAAATAGGTGTATTAGAAAAAGCATTAGGTTTAACCGATGAAGCTGCAAAAAAAGCAGAAACATTAGCGAAAGAAGGGGTAGAACTGTCGTTTGGACAAGCAAGCACATCTCCTTTTGTTAGAGGTATTTACAATTTATCAAGTAGGATGCCTTTAGCTGGCGCACCTGGACAGCAACAATTAGCAAAAACTTTTGAAGCAGTTGATAATGCGTTAAATGCAAGAATTTCTCCATTAGCAAGAATTAAACCTTTAACTGAAACTGAAAGATCGGAAATGATAAAAGAGTTTGGTTTGCAATCTTTTAATAATTGGCGTGCTACTTACAAAGCTGTTTATAAAAAAGCAGAACAAGAAATGAAAAAACAAGGTGATTTTTTAAATTTAAATGCTTTGCGAGTTGTAGCTTTAAGAAATATGCCTAAAAGTGTTTTTGAAAAAATGCCAAAGGATGTTCAAGATTTAATGTTGGATATAAATTTATATGGACAAGATGCTTTAATTGGAACTGCAAGAAGAAGGGGAGCAGACATAATTAAACCAAGTATGAACTTTGATGATATACAGGCTTTGGATTTTAGATTGAAAGATTTGTCTAAAAAATATGATCCTGCAAAAGGACAATTTCCAAATAATACTGCGTATCGAACAGTAACAGCTCTACAAAAAGAATTAAAATCACAGTTAAGAAATCCAAAAACTTCTTATGGCAGACTTATGTCTGCTGGGGATAGATTATTTAAAGAGTACATGGCAGTAGTTGAAGGGCCGACTGGCAAACAATTTCAAAAAACTTTAACTACAGGTGCTTTAAGACCTGGTGTTGGCAGAGCGCCATCACAAAGACTCGAAGATTTATACTCTAAAACATTTGGCGATGTAAAAAGTCCAGAAGCAGTTAGAGATTTAAGAAAATTAATTGGCAATAAAAGAATTGATGAACTTGCTGGAAATTATTTAGATGATTTATTTACTAAAAATTTAAGAGGAGATAAAAAAGATTTTAATAAGTTATACAAAGATTTAGGTTTTGATAATGTTAAAAGCAATAATTTTGCTGCAACTCAAGAGTTGTTAAAAACTTATAAATACACAGATGCAGATAAATTATTTAAATTTTTAGACATTCTTAAAGAGTTTCCAGAAGCATTGCCTGATGTTAATACTTTTATATTAAGGTCTGGAATTTTAAGATCTGCACAATCTTTAGGCCCTACTGCTTTAATTGGTACAACAGGAATAAATGTTGGTGGCGGTTTTGGCGCATTAGCTGGCTTTGGTATTTTAAGATTATTAAATGGATTTTTAGCTAGACCATTTAACAAAAAAGCATTAGAACAAGCTGGTAAATTAGGCAGGGATAAAAAAGCAGAGTTTTTAAGAAGATTTTTAGATTCGTTGCCTAAACTTCCAGACGTACCTGTTAGCGCAATAGCAGCACAACCATTAGTACCTGTAGTAGAACAATCAATGACAGAATAAAATGTCCAGAGCCAGAGAAAAGTTGGGAAGGCATGGTGAATACTATACAGCCAGCATACTTTCGCTTGAATCTGATACAGTTTGCGTTCTTCCTCATGGCTCACACGCTGACATAGTATTTGAAATAGACGACACTTTGTACAAGTGTCAAGTTAAAACGAAATCCAAAAAAACCAAAGGACATAACTATTGGAAGTTTGATTTAAGGCGTGGCTCACATACTAAAGAAAGATCCTACAAGGATGGTCAAATAGACATCTACGCGCTTTACGCACAACCTTACAACTCTATCGTTTTTCTTCCTGTCAAACATACTACGCAAGTTGCAAGCTATACTGTTCAAGACCAAGATATGAAAGATAACAACAGTCGAGATTCACTTTTCAACGCAATCAAGTCATTATCTAACTAATAATCACTAAACTACTTGCTTTATCACTTTACATTGTTTAATATTCTTTTACTAAACAGGAGAAACAATGAGAAAAAAAAATATAATAGATCGAATAAAAGAGCGCAAAGCAATAAAAGCAAAAGAGTTAATAGATAGAATCATAAAAGAACAAGCTCTGAGAGAAAGAGGAGTAATCATCTTAAATGATTACAGAAACAGAAAATTACAAGAGAACAATGAGAGAACCTAAAGACTTAATCATTTTATTATTGCTTGGCATTATCCTTGCCTTCGTTTGGAACTTAGAGATTTACTTGGTGTAGTATGAAAAAGATAACCTCAGACAAACTTAACCAAAGCATCAAACAAGTAGCCTGGACTAATAGCAAAGGTCAGAAACAAATCAGCTACTATCTTAAATATACTATCAATGGCAAACGCAGAAACATGAAGATTGGTCATGGCGGTATGCCAATACAAACAGTACGCAAGATTGCAAGTGAACTACAAGCCAAGATGTTGCTTGATACTAGCTTTGATCCTTTGGCTAAGAATGACAAGCAGACACCAACGACAGATTATGTCTTTGCTAAATATCAACAACAGTTGGAAATGAATAACAGAAAGACCATTCAAGAGTATGTGCGCTTGTACGAGAAAGACATAAAGCCTGGCTTTGGTCATTTACCAATAGATACAATTAGCAGAGGAGATGTTAAGTCTTGGTTTGACGAACTCAGTTTAAGATCTAAATATACTGCCAATCGTTGTCTGACTATTTTAAAGACTGTCTTTGAGATTGCGATTGATTACGAATACCTGGAAACCAATCCAGCTAGTAGAATCAAGAAGCACGCAGAGGTAAAACGAACTAGACATTACACACCAGAAGAAAAGCTCAATATCTTTAAAGAATTATTTAGAAGATTAGACGAAGATAACTCTTTGTTGCACTCAGTCAGCTTTATTCTTTTACTTATTTTTACTGGCGCTAGAAAGGGGGAGTTAGCTCGTGCTACATGGGATGACTGGCATGGCGATTATATTGAGCTAAAAGAACATAAAACCGATAAAGATGGCAAAACTAGAAAAATTTGGTTGAATTCTCAAAGTCGGAGCGTCATACAGGCTCTACAAGGCGAGAAAAAGAAAAAAACGATACTTGGTATCAAAAATCCTAAAAGGCTCTGGAACAGCGTTAAATTAGCTTGTAACTGCAAAGACCTTAGATTGCATGATTTAAGACATAGTTTTGGCACAATTTCTACCAATGCAGCAAATATTCAAACTTTGCAGACTGGAGAGCTTATGGGCCATAAATCATTAGCCATAATGCAACGCTATCAGCACATTGAAGATAAAACGAGTAAGGAAAACATAGAGAAAATCGGTGATGAAATTCTCTCAGGAATTGATTTACCTACAACTTATCAATGACAAAAATTTGTTTAGCCTTTTCAAACGAAATATTATGATCGTCAG